CCTTGAGAAGTACCTTTTGATACATGAACATAGTTGTTTGTTGAAATCTTTTTAGACATTTTATTTCCTTATATAGGTAGCATATATCATTTATGAAAAAATTGCAAAAAAATTGTGTGGGTTACCTATATATAGTACCAAGGGGTAGGGGGACAAGGGGTGTCCTCACGCGTCTAACTAGACAAAAATTGCGCATGATCGCAGCAACGCTTGGCCAATTGTTTTTTTAACTGTGCATTTTCCCTGGCGTTTAAATATTATATGGATACCAGGTATCAATTATTATTAATTATTTTGTTATTAGGTATTGACAATGTAATTATTATTATATATATATTAGATATATTCAACCGCACCCTCTATGGTGCATAACAAAAGGGAAAACAAAATGAATATGCAACAATTAAAACAAACGGTAGAAAACATTACATTAAAACCAGGGTTACCAGTGTTAGAGTATTGTCTGGCATATAACAGTAGCGGTTCATTAAAGCTTATGGAATTAAGTAAAGCTGAAAACAAATATCTAGAAATAGAAACAGAATTGTACGCTAATACTTTAGAAGAAATAATAACTCTAGAAAAGTATCACCGAATTTATATGAATTCAGATCTATAATAATTAACTTAATATATATAAGTGTGTTCATATAGTGTGTTAGTATTAGATACACCTAATGTGTATAAATTAGATACAGCTAATACATAGTATAAAAGAGAGGAAATATAATGCTTTATTCATCATACGATAAATTAACATCAAGATTACTTGAAGATCTTGAAAAGATAAACAAGCGAACCAATAAACAGTATAAAGATATGTTTAATAGGTATCCAGAAAGGCTATTGTCAATTGATCTAGACGCTAAGACAATTAAAGGAAATAAAAAAGGGTTTAAGACTGGCATTCTTTATCTTGCTCCTGCGGATACAGTCGGATTTTATAACTTGTGTCCAAATGCCATGATCGCAGAATGTATTAAAGCTTGTTTGTTTACTGCTGGACGCGGACGCTTTACTGATGTTGAATTATCCAGAATAAGAAAAACATTATATTGGATTGATCACAAGGAAAGGTTTTTAGATCAGTTATATACTGAGATTAAACGTGAGGCTATCAAGGCAAATAAGAATGGTTATAAATTTGTAGTGAGGTTAAATGGTACTTCAGATATACGTTTCGAAAATTACTTTTATGATCAAATGCTAGAGTTAAATAAATTATATGGCGTTGTATTCTATGACTACACAAAGATAGCGAACAGAAAAATAAAAGATAAAAAAGTGTATGATCTGACGTTTTCATATAGCGGTGTGAAGTCTTTACAGTACCAGCAACAAATTAAAAAGGCGGTTGATAATGGTATGAGACTGGCGGCGGTATGGCGTAAGAAGGAATTATTCCCTAGTACATTTTTAAATAGAAAAGTTGTACCAGGTGATGAAACTGATTTAAGATTTTTAGATCCAGTCAATAGCGTTGTCGCATTGTACGCTAAAGGATCCGCGATAAAAGACTACAGCGGGTTCGTATTAGATTAATAACAAAGAAGGGAAATATAATAATGTTTAATAAGTATATGGATTTAACAAGTAAAATAGCAATAGGCGTATCAATATTTTTTATAATTGCCTGGTTAATATGTGCATATCAATTAATTAGGTTTATGTTTTAGAAGGGAAATAAAATGGATAATCAAACTATGATATATAAAGAAGCAATCAACCATATTTTGAACGCCTACTTAGAAAAAGAACGTGAACATTACGAGAAATTATATGGTAGTGGGCATAGAAAATCCGCACATGAATTAAATATGAAAAAGATATTGCCACATATTTATAGAGAATTAAGAGTATTAAACGAGCTTGGCAATCAATTAGAGAGGGGTAATTATGAGTATAAATGGGCAAGAAAAAAATAATATAACAGTGTTGAAGCGGGTTGATAAGTTACAAGCTTGGATTAAAACAGCCACGCCTGGTGAACGTGTCATATATTATGAAGGCTACCTTGCAAAAGATTTGCAAAGTAATAACTCTAATATTAGACAACGTGCCAGGGCTATCCAGGAATTGACGTATCATAACAAGGATAAAAGAAATATAACACTGACACAAAAAAAGGAGGGTGATTTTAACTATCAATATATAGCGGTTAAAACTTAACTCTATGCGTTGATGTAAACTTGTTTAACAATTGGTCCAGCTCTTTTTTAGGGCTGGATTTTTTGTTGGCTGGTTCCTTGGTGAATACATTCTTAAAATAAACTATGCTTTTAATACTATCTTTATTATTTTTTAACCGCCATTGCAGCGTTGACTCCATACGTTTTAATATATATTCGCTGGTGTAATCTTTCAACCAGGTATCCGCCAGGCGTTCATGGTCTACTGTATGATTAACCGCCGTATGGCCAAAGATTTTTCTAACCAATTCTTTATATTGAAGCAACAATTTCCTGGCCTCCTTGCTTGGCATTTTAGCTGCAAGTAAAGTATCGGTGCGATTTTTTTTCTCTTCTTTTGTTTTTGGTTTTGTATATACATCCTGTTTAAATGGTGCCATAACTTCCTCCAGGTGTTCAGTTTTCTGTACTGATAACGATTCTTCTGGTGTAATATTCTCATCAAAAATCATAAAGTATTTATTACTTTTCAAATTCTTTTGGAATCTATCACGCTTCATATAGGCAATGTATCCCCAGGAGACCAGCTTCTTTATGTGCTGGCTAACTGCTGACTGGGATATGCCCAGGTTTTTTCCTATTAAGTTTTGAGAAGGGAAACAAACACCAGCACGTGACGTATATTGACCAAGCTGAGCTAGTACAAGGAAGGTAGTTGGATGTTGTTTCATCCGCTTGTCGTTGCATGCTCGGCTAGGTAGTACTGTCCATATGCTGGGTGTTTTCCCATTGTAATAACTATTGTCCGCCATATTCCTTGACTAATAAATCCTGGATAAAAGATATAACTTCTTTGGCAGTCATACCATATTCTTTGATAAGTAATGCAATCAAAAACCACATAGATTTTTGCACATCTTCAACTCCATTCTTTTCTCTATGCCTAACCAAATATTTAATAGCACTAGCGTCAGGATATGCCAGGTCTTTAACAAAATCATATGTATGTAACGTCTTGCCGCAGGTGCATTTGCCTTTTTGGTAATAGCTTGGGTTAATATTATCTTTAGACATCGAAGTTATCCGCGTTAATAAACTTACTATTGTAAATTAATTCCTTAATCTTTTGCTCGTTTATTTTCTGCAGCTTGACCCTATTCTTCAATGCTACTGGTATAATCTCACACACTAAGCCAACAACTGTTTTTCTTTCAGCCTTAGCACAACTAACCAAGGCCTCTTTTAATTCTTCTGGCACCTTCATATATAGCGGCACTAACTTTTTATCTTCCATTTTATACTCCTTTAATTTAAATATATTTGTAATATAATTTGACACTAGATTCAAACTATGCTTAATATATATATATGTCAACAACTATGGGAAGGAAATATAAATGACAGTTAATAAGTCACCACTAAAAGTTGTGGTAGATAACATAGAAAAAGGTAACACAAGCATACATGAATTGGAAGAACAATTCTGGGATAAACTCAAAGAGTTTAATAGAGCTTGTGAGAAACTTAATGAAACAATTAGAGAAATCAAGGGAGATAACAATGGGTAGATATAAACATTACTTAATGGACCAGGAAGATAAATTCTGGAATGAGATGTCTAAAGAAATAGGTGAATGTGAATCACTTGGTGAGTTCCAAGACGCTATGAAACAACACCGAGATCTAGTTACATTCATAGAGGATGATGTATTAGACATTATGATTGAAGATTATTTTCACGAATTTTGGGCAGAATATGCACAAAGTAAACTAGCACATGAGGTATGCCATGATAACAATTAATGATATGCAGGAAGTAAAACGCCTAGCTAATAGAATGACTTACAATCAACAGGGGGAGATTAAGAAACAGGTAGAAACATTTACTTTTCTCGGAGAGTTAATAGAGTTCTTTAAGACTATTAATATAGATAACATGGATTGCATTGACCAATCTACCCATGATGGTTTGCACCAGTTACAACAGTATTGTAAGTTTCTAATCCCTGCTATTGACAGAGAGGTGAGACACCAACAGTCAAGATTA